AAGGAACATCGTAATTCCTCCCAAGGAAAGAAGTGCGAAGGATGAGAAATACGCTGGTGCTTATGTGAAAGAACCAGTTCCTGGTGTTTATGATTGGGTGGTTAACTTTGACCTTAACTCACTATATCCACACTTGATCATGATGTATAATATCTCACCAGAAACTCTTCTGGAAGATAAGCATCCAACTGTCTCTGTGGATAAGATTCTCAATCAAGAAATCAACTTCGAGTTGTATAAGGATAGTGCGGTATGTGCTAATGGTGCAATGTATCGCAAAGATTTCCGTGGTATGCTTCCCGAATTGATGGAGAAGATGTATAACGAACGTGTCATCTTCAAAAAGAAAATGATTGAAGCAAAGAAAGCATACGAAAAAACTCCAACCAAAGAATTGGAAAAGGAGATTGCTCGTTGTAATAACATTCAGATGGCAAAGAAGATTTCTCTAAACTCTGCTTATGGTGCCATTGGAAATCAGTACTTCCGATACTATAAACTGGCAAATGCGGAGGCAATTACTCTTTCTGGGCAAGTTGCTATCCGTTGGATTGAAGGAAAGATGAACACTTATCTGAATAAAATTCTAAAAACTGAGGGTGAAGATTATGTTATTGCTTCAGATACTGATTCTATCTATCTTAATATGGGTCCTTTGGTTGAACGTGTATTCGAAGGAAGAGAGAAAACTACTGAAGGCGTTGTTTCGTTCCTTGATAAGATCTGTCAAATGGAACTTGAAAAGTATATTGAAAGTTCTTACCAAGAATTGGCTGACTATGTGAATGCATATGATCAAAAGATGTTCATGAAACGTGAGAATATTGCCGACCGTGGAATTTGGACTGCTAAGAAACGATACATTCTGAACGTATGGGACAGTGAAGGTGTTCGATATAGTGAACCTAAACTTAAAATCATGGGAATTGAGGCTATCAAATCATCTACTCCAGCACCATGCCGTAAGATGATTAAAGAAGCATTGAAATTGGTGATGAATGGTAATGAAGATGATGTCATTGACTTTATTGAAAAAAGTAAAGTTGAATTCAAAAAACTTTCTCCCGAGCAAATTTCATTTCCACGTTCTGCATCTGATGTTCAAAAGTATTCTTCAAGTTCAAACATCTATGCACCCAAAACACCCATTCATGTTCGTGGAGCACTGCTGTTTAATTACTATATTAAGAAAGCAAATCTGACAAATAAATATTCACTTATTCAGAATGGTGAGAAAGTTAAGTTCATCTTCTTAAAAAAACCGAATATCATTCACGAGAATGTAATTTCATTCATTCAAGATTTTCCAAAGGAACTTGGTCTTGACAAGTACATTGACTATGACCTACAATTTGAGAAGGCGTTTGTAGAACCTTTGAAAATCATTCTTGATGCAATTGGATGGAACGTAGAAAAAACTGTAAACCTTGATTCATTTTTCTCCTAATGGACTTTTTAAAAGATATTGTTAAAGAAATTGGCGATGACTATACCAAACTAGCTTCGGAAATAGATGAGACTGAAACATATGTTGATACGGGTTCATACATTTTTAATGCATTGGTTTCAGGTAGCATATTTGGTGGTGTATCTGGGAATAAAATTACTGCTATTGCTGGAGAGTCTGCTACTGGAAAAACTTTTTTCTCTATCGCAGTTGTTAAGAATTTTCTTGATTCTAATCCCGATGGTTACTGTCTCTACTTTGACACTGAGGCTGCTATCACTAAATCTCTTTTAGAGAGTCGTGGAGTTGATACCAGTAGAACTGTAGTTGTTAATGTAGTTACAGTGGAAGAGTTTCGTACAAAGGCGCTAAAAGCTGTTGATTTGTACATGAAAAAACCCGAAGAAGAAAGAAGTCCTTGCATGTTTGTGCTAGACTCTTTGGGAATGCTTTCTACTAGCAAAGAAATTACTGATGCTCTAAATGAAAAAGAAGTTAGAGATATGACCAAATCTCAACTTATAAAAGGTGCATTTCGTATGCTCACTCTAAAATTAGGTCAAGCAAAAATTCCAATGATTGTTACTAACCATACTTATGATATTATCGGATCTTACGTTCCAGCTAAAGAAATGGGGGGAGGTAGTGGACTCAAATATGCGTCGTCTACGATCATCCATCTCGGAAAGAAAAAGGAAAAAGATGGAACAGAAGTGGTCGGAAGTATTATCAAGGCTAAGACTGCTAAATCGCGTTTAAGTAAAGAAAATCGTGAAGTTGAAATTAGACTTTATTATGATGCTCGTTGCCTAGACAGATATTATGGTCTTCTTGAACTTGGTGAACTTGGAGGACTGTGGAAAAACGTGGCAGGTAGATATGAAATTGGTGGTAAGAAAATATATGGAAAGCAGATTCTTGCCAATCCTGAAGAATACTTCACCGAAGAAGTGATGCAACAACTGGACGAAATCGCACGTAAGGAATTTAGTTATGGAGAAAGTTGAGTTTCTAATTCTTAGAAACCTGTTACATAATGAAGAATACACTCGAAAAGTAATACCATTTTTAAAATCCGAATACTTTGAAGATACGAATCAAAGGATTGTATTTGAAGAAATACTTTCCTTTGTTCAAGAATATAATCAACTAGCAACAAAAGAAGTTCTCTGCATTGAAGTAGAAAAACGTAAAGATATCAATGACACTTCTTTTCAGGAAATTGTTCATCTAATCAGTAATCTTGATGATGTTCCTATTGAGATGTCTTGGTTAGTTGATACTACTGAAAAGTGGTGTCGTGACCGTGCCATTTACTTGGCACTTATGGAATCAATTCATATTGCAGATGGGAAAGATGAGAAAAAGAATCGTGATAGTATTCCAAATATTCTATCCGATGCTCTTGCCGTAAGTTTTGATAATCATGTTGGTCATGATTATCTTCTCGATTATGAACAACGTTATGAGTTATATCACAAAAAGGAGGATAAAATTGAATTTGATCTGGAATACTTTAACAAAATCACGAAAGGTGGTCTCCCTAACAAAACTCTTAACATCGCTCTTGCTGGTACGGGTGTCGGCAAGTCTTTATTCATGTGCCATGTGGCTAGCTCCGTCTTGCTCCAGGGACGGAACGTATTGTACATTACGCTTGAAATGGCAGAAGAGAAAATTGCTGAACGAATTGACGCAAACTTATTGAATGTTCCCATTCAAGATATTGCAGATCTTCCTAGGCAAATGTTTGAAACTAAGGTAACAAACCTTGCTAAGAAAACTCAGGGAACTCTGATTATTAAAGAGTATCCTACTGCATCAGCACACTCAGGACATTTCAAATCTCTGCTAAATGAACTTGCTTTGAAGAAGTCGTTCCGTCCTGATATTATCTTTATTGATTATCTGAACATCTGTGCATCTTCAAGGTATAAGGGAAATCTTTCTGTGAACTCTTATTCCTATATTAAGGCAATTGCAGAAGAACTCCGTGGTCTTGCCGTGGAGTTTAATGTTCCCATTGTGAGTGCTACTCAGACAACTCGTTCTGGTTATGGTTCTTCTGATGTGGAACTGACTGATACCTCAGAATCTTTCGGTCTCCCTGCTACTGCAGACCTTATGTTTGCTCTGATTTCTACGGAAGAACTTGAAGAACTTGGGCAGATTCTGGTGAAGCAACTTAAGAACCGATACAACGACCCAACTATTCATAAGAGATTTGTGGTTGGTATTGATAGAGCTAAGATGCGTCTCTATGACTGTGAGCAATCTGCTCAGAATGATATCCTTGACAATAAGCAAGAAGAGGAGTATGATTTTGAGGACAGAAAACCAAAGAAATCATTTGAGGGATTTAAGTTTTGAACTACTATTCGGTATTTGACAAGAATGGTAAAAAGATTGCAGACTGTGCAAGTATTCAAGATGCTATTATGCTCGTTGAATTCGATTCTACTCGAACTTATCGACAGGTTAAACATCTGAATCCTGAGACAGTTAATGTTCCTCATGTAAGATTGGAAGATGATTTTCAACTTCCAGCACAACAAATTTTGCCCCCAACTGAACTAGAGCCTTTTATTGTATGACTATTGATCTTAATAAGTATGTCGAGTTCGTTAATACGACTACCTCAAATCCTAGCAAAGACCACACCTCGTTCATCAATCGTCTCATGGAACTTCGTGAAAATGAATTTCCTACCGAGCGACTGCTTACTGCTGCTGTAGGAATGTCTGCAGAAGCAGGTGAGTTTACTGAGATTATTAAGAAAATTGTTTTTCAGGGTAAACCAGTAAATCAAGAAAATCTATTCCACCTCAAGCGTGAACTTGGTGATATCATGTGGTATGTTTCTCAGGCATGTATTGGTCTTGATATTTCTATTGAAGAGGTAATTCAAATGAACTTTGAGAAACTGAGTGCTCGTTATCCTGAGGGTGCTTTTAGTATTGAACGTTCTGAAAATCGTAAGGAGGGAGACCTGTGACTACTTTAACGAAACTACAATTGGATACTCTTAAATATTCTTTCGCACATCTTAATGTAGATTTTGAGAAAGTTCCATCAGCAAAAATGCACGGAACTATGGAAGGAGTTAAACAACAACTTGATAGTGGTTCTAATAAAGTCATCTATTCTTACA